CCATCCGACATCCAAGATATTGCAAGTGAGAAGGCAAAACAGTACAAGCTAAGATGTTTCTCCGAAGAGCACCTAATCAATCAAACCAATAGATTTACAAAGAAGTACAATACAACGGGGGACAATATAGTCCAAGATATCATCCGTAACATGTTAAAGACGGATAAGGATATAGTAGTGGAGAAGACAAAGGGGATTGAGTCCCTAATCGTGCCTAAACTCCATCCACTCGAAGCTATCGATATGATCAAGCAAAGAGCAGTATCCGCAGAAAACGTGTCATCTTCATATGTATTCTTCGAGAACGCAATGGGCTTCTACTTCATAACTATCGAAAAGTTAATGTTTGATGGAGCGAATCAATCCGAGATCGTAAAGTTCTCGTATAATCAGGCTGCATTATTAGATTTAAATAAATCGATTTATCGCAATGTATTGGGGTTGTCAAGGTCCGTCAATACGAATACAGTGCAGAAGTTGAATAGTGGCAAGAAATATGGCGTAAAGACATTCGACGTGCTGACGGGGAAGATTGCCTCCTACGAGTACAATAACGATGCTGATCAGTCTAAGTTCAAGTTTGCCAGCGCCACCAACCCCAACAATACGTCTAAGTTTGAAGAGAAATACCAATCCAAAGGACAATCGCAGGTTTACTTCGTTCCTAAGGACGGATCAAAGCCGGACAACTTCATTGAGCAGAAAGTTCTCTTTAATACCGCATACCAACAGAAGTTGATGTCCGACTCCACAGTAATCACAGTGTGGGGTGACTCTAATTTATTGGCTGGCCAAGTGGTTGAATGTGAACTTCCCACAGGATCTCCAGCGATTACCACTTCTGCTAATGAATCGGACCGCTTGTATGCTGGTAACTATCTGATCCACTCTCTCCGTCACTCTATGCAACTTGGTGGCGTCAACCGTAAGTATTACTGTGCCCTGGGTCTTCTCAAGGGCAACTATGAGGATGTGACATAATGTCAACAACCACTGACCATCTAAACAATAATCCCATGATGTTCTTCATCTCCGTCGTTGAGAGCGTGGAGGACCCCCTAATGCTTGGGCGAGTTAAGATCAGAGTGTTGAATGAGAATGATAGTGATGAATTGCCATTGGAACACCTCCACTATGCGTATCCAATGACCCCCACCCACTCTGCCGCATTAAACGGGGTTGGTATTAGTCCTACGGGGATTGCTGTGGGGTCTTATGCATTAGGGTTCTATTTTGACCAGAAGGAGAAGAACATTCCCTTCATCATTGGGACATACAATAAGATACCAACTGACAAGACCCACGATGTGGCGGGATTGGCTCGTGAGATAAATACCATAGTAAAATCTTATTATAAAGTAAACGGAACTCAGGTCGAGCCAACAAGTGCATATGGCGCTAAATACCCCTTCAACAAGACGTATACGACTCAGACCGGCCACGTAATTGAGGTAGATGATACCCCCGACCATGAGAGAATCAACATCCACCATAAGTCGGGATCTTACACGGAGATTAACCAGGATGGACGTTGGGTCCGTAAGGTTGTGGGGGATGACTACGAGATTGTTATTACTGACAAGAATGTCTATGTTGACGGGAACCTTTCAATCACTGTGGGGGGTAATGTTACCATATCTGCGGGTAAGAATATTGCATTGAAGGCGGCGGGAAATATTGATATTGAAGCTGGGGGCAATATTGCCGTTAAAGCGGGCGGCACAATTGCATCGCAGTCTACGGGGATTACTACGATTGATGGCTCTACAGTCATTACGAACTCATAAAGGACTACGATGGAACGGTCAACATATAATACTGCTACTCCCTCATTGAATGCGGATGTTTACTCCGACTTCTACACCAACCTAACAATTCATCCCAACAAGGCCGACCTAGTGGTACTGAAGAATGAGGCTGCTGTAATGCGGTCCATTAAGAACATCATCCTGACATCACCGGGCGAACGGTTCTACAACAAAGACTTTGGGTGTGGGATTAAGAAGTACTTGTTTGAACCATTAGACAACGTCACTATCGAGGATGTCCGATCAAACATTGTGGGGTCGATTGGGAACTTTGAGAAGCGGGCCAATGTGATAGAAGTGTTGGTCTCCTATGATGATGAAATGAATGCGTTGTATGTGTCTGTTGTTTTCACTCTCATAAATAGTAATAAATCCATCACTCTCAACCTCAAGATAGATCGAGTACGGTAATAAATGGCTAATAATAACATCTCCCTCACCAGTCTTGACTTTGACACACTTCGCCAGTCGATGCGTGATTATTTGGCATCCCAGGTCAAGTTCAAGGACTATGACTTTGACGGGTCGAATATTTCCGTCCTTCTCGACGTGATGGCATACAACACGTATATGGGATCGTTCTACAACAACATGATTGGCAGCGAGATGTTCCTCGATTCTGCCCAGCTTCCTGATTCGATTGCCTCCCACGCTAAGGAACTTAACTACGTTCCCCGCAGTACCACAAGTGCGAGGGCCAATGTGGATATCGTAATCACTCCAGACACATTTGACGAATCCCAGGCTTCCATTATCGTTCCCAAGGGAACGTCTTTTACTGCGCGTGATTCTGACGCATCGCTTCCCTTTACGCTTTCGAAGAATATCATAGCGGGACGTGTGGCCGACAGCTATGTTATTGCGGGTGCTGATTTAACGCAGGGATCCTATGTGACAGAATCGTATGGGTTTGATGCGGTCAATAAGGTCCCCCTTATCCTCCAGAACAAGTTGATAGATATTAGTGACATTGATGTAACTGTCCTTGAAGACAACGGGTCTACTATTACATCGTTTAAGCGCGTCCTTTCATTGTTTGGTCTTACTTCTGCTAGTGAGGTGTACTTCATTCAGCCTTCTAATGGGGGCAAGTATGAGATCGTATTTGGCGACGGGGTAATGGGACGTGTTCCTAAGCACAATTCTGTCATCAAAGTAACGTACCGCGTAACCGCGGGGGAAAGCGGAAATGGGCTACGACTGTTCAAGACCGATGGCGCCATCGGAGGCTATGCGAACGTAGTCGTCTCCGTCAATACTAGTGCATCGGGTGGAGGATCTGCTGAAAGTTCCGAGTCTATTAAGTTCAATGCCCCCCGCCACATGACGACCCAGGAAAGAGCCGTAACATCGGAAGACTACGAGACACTTCTGTCAATCAACTACCCTGAGATTAGTGCCGTATCTGCCTACGGTGGAGAGGATGCTATTCCACCCCAGTATGGGAAGGTGTTCATTGCTGTTGACCTGAAGAACGTTGATGGATTGCCAGACAGTAAAAATGTTGAATACACCCGCTTTCTTTCAAAGTGGTCTAGTTTGACTGTAGAGCCTATCCTTATTGAGCCCGACTATTTGTACCTCGATATCACGTCCACAGTTAAATACAACGTCAATCTAACCACTCTTTCTGAGGACGACATCAAGGCTTTGGCGCGCGCGTATATACTGGGGTATAATGAGGTGTATTTGAACAACTTCAAACGCACCCTCCGTTACTCTCCTTTTGTCCGTGCAATTGACGCCGCCCATCCAAGTATCATCAGTAACATTACTGAAGTCAATGCAATGAAGAAGATCGTCCCAGTTCCCCTTGTGGCGCAGAGCTTTACTATCGACTTCGGGCTTGCCCTAGAAGATGATATGGCTCCCTACAATACTGTTCACGATGCCACCGATAGACACACCGTTTGGTCCACTGCATTTCAGTATGCCAATCACCGTTGCGTTATTACCGACGATGGAAATGGGCGCCTTATTATTGCGGCTTTGGTTGGAAGCAATCATATTGCCATCCAGTCCATTGGATCAGTAGACTACCAAACTGGTATTGTACAGGTTACTGATTTTAAGCCAACATCTATTGAGGGGGGTGTTGTGAAGGTGTATGTCCGTCCAAAAGATAAGGACATTACTGCTTCCCGCAAGTCAATCATCGGAATCCAAGACGCGGACATTTCAGTGTTCGCCAAGCAAGTTAGAGAATAATGAGCAGATCATACCCCAATATCTCCCCCCTTATTGAACAGCAGTTTCCCGACTTCTATCGTGAAGAAGGGGAGATGTTCGTTGCGTTTGTCAAGGCATACTACGAGTGGTTGGAGCAACCTGGTAATGTGACCCAGGTCAATAGATCATTACTTGACTATAGGGATATTGATACTACGCTGGAAGAGTTCATCGTCCACTTCAAAGAGAAGTATCTCAAGAACATCCAGTTTACCACGGCATCTAATAAGCGTTTGTTTGTGAAGAACTCCTTGGACTTCTATCGTTCCAAGGGGTCTGAGAGAGCTGTTGATCTATTCTTCAAGCTGATCTTCGGTATACCCGCAGAGGTATATACGCCTGGAACTGATATCATGAAGTTATCATCCGGCACGTGGGTCCAGCCTGTTTACCTCGAGGTTACCAAGCGCTCTAAGAACGTCCTATTCGTTGGTCGTCAGATCAGGGGTCTTAATACGGGGTCTTCAGCATTCGTTGAACGCCTGGTCCGTAAGAAGAGCAAGGGCAAATACATCGACATCTTCTACATCAGTAATATGTCCGGCGACTTTCAGACCGGGGAAATCCTAACGTATGAAGATGACAGCAGCGTTGATAATAACCCCGTTGTTATTGGGTCTTTGAATGACATCTACGTTGTAAGCGGGGGGGCGGAGTTTGAAGTAGGGGAAGAAGTAGCGCTTATTTCCAACACGGGATCTCACGCCAAGGCTACTGTTAACTCTATTTCCAATGCGACTGGACAGGTCTCCTTTAACTTAGTGGACGGGGGGTATGGATATACCGCCAATGCGGAAGTGTTGGTATCCAACGTCGTTATCATCATCTCCAATATCATCATTACTAATCCTGCGGTTACTAGCTTCCAGTACTTCCGATTCAAAACCCTCTATCAGCCCCTAGCCAACATCGTATTCTCTGGAGTTACGGGGTCTGCATTTGAGGCGGGGTCTGTGATAGAGTCCTATTATGCCAACGGTGACGTGGCGGGCAACGCCAATATTCTAACATCAACGTTTGATGAAGGCGCTAATACTGGGGAAGCATTCATCTGCTTTACAGGGGATGTATCTACCAATACTACGTTCCACTTGGCAGGTAATGGCTCTTCAGCTACTTTAGACACCTTTGAAGACAAACAGGCATCGGCCAATTCATCGTTTGTTGACCCCAACGTCCTTCTTCACGCGGGATCTATTGTGGGGCAGTTCATTCCCGGCGAAACAATCATCCAGTTCTTAACACCTACCCTAATCAATGCCGGGGGAGTAGTGGCTAACGTATCGTCTTCAGGTCCCACGGCTGATATTAACATCGTCGAGGGTCAGGGGCTTTTCTTCGCGGGCTATCCAATGCTGGGGCTTTCAAGCGGTGCTACATCGACATTGAACTCTTATGGTACGCGTATTGGTATGGTCAGCTACAACGGATCATTCACGTCGCTTCCGGGCAACTATGGATATGAACCTATTTCCAATACCTACGCTACGGTTGACTATGTGTCTTTGGGCGCGGGCGCGGGGTTCTCTATCGGGGGCCTTAATACAATTGAGTATGTCAATCTTAACGATGATTATCTCGTTACCTACGCCAACGTTGCATTAAATGCGGTTGCCTACGGCTTTCCAGCCGATGCAGGGGCGAATGCATCTCAACCTGTTCTGGCGGACGTGCTTACCTATACCAATACTCAGATTGGATCTATTGCGTCCATTGTGGGGGTCAATCCTGGCAACAACTACACATATCCACCCTATGTCACTATCTATGAACCTAAGACTGTTCCATATGCGGGAACGGGTAAATCAATGATCATTCACGTAACACCTTCCAAAGGCTTCTCTATCGGAGAAGTTGTTACAGGTTCTGCGACGGGAGCGCGTAATGTTGTGATGTCTACTAATGGGACTGTGATGACGGTCAAAACCGCGTCCCTTCTGAAGACTTTAATGACAGGAGAGACTATCACAGGAGCGTTCTCTGGGGCAACGGCCAACGTAGTTGCTATTTCGCCTGACTCAAACTCGGCTTTGGTTGGGATCAACGCTAATGTAACTAGTAGCGTGCAGACCTCCAATGGTTCTGTTCAAACCCTTCGTATTAGTGATTCGGGTATTGGGTATGCAAATGGGGAAGCGGTATCATTCTACTCTTCTGCCAATACCGTTAAGACAGGCTACGGAATAACCTCTATAAATAAGCAAGGGTCTGCTCGAGGCTTCTATGTTGATAATGGTGGCTTCCTCAGCGACGGTAAGTATCTCCATGATGGGGAATACTACCAGGAATATTCCTACGAGATTCTTACGGCTCTTCCATTCGAGCTGTATTCCGACATGCTAAAGAAGGTCCTTCACGTTGCGGGGACAAAGGCATTTGGGAAGTATGTTTCGGGGAACTTCACTAAATCAGTTATTACCCCCAATGGATCAGAGATAGAGATAGAATAACAAATGACAGCACAGACCCTTGTTACCAACAATTTCAAGACGCACAACGTCAATCAGTTCATTGAATCTGTTGATGAATCTGCCAACACTATCTATTATGTGACGGCTGGTAATCACCTTCCCTATGCGAATGGGGATTCTATTATCCCTTCCCAAAATAACAACGTATTCAACCTATCAACAACTATCTATCAGAATATGATCTTTGGAAAGAAGATCAACTCCGAAGATGTTGTTGTAATGGCAAAGCGTGTTGAGTGGGAAAGTGGGACAGTATATGATATGTATGATGATAAGGATAGTACCCTCTCCCTCAAGCAGTATTATGTGATGGTTGATGAGGGAGCGTACATCCACGTCTATAAGTGCTTGTATAATGCGGCGGGGGGAGAGTCTACAATTCAACCTAACTTCGGGGATGTGACTCAAGAAACAAGCCTCTATGATGTCGATGATGGGTTCTACCAGATGTCCGATGGATATCAGTGGAAGTATATGTATTCTGTTTCAACTGCAGTATTCACCAAATTCTCTACTCTTGATTATATGCCAATTGTGGCCAACGCCTCTGTTGTCTCTTCAGCTATTAACGGATCTATCGATGTCGTTCATGTTGAAGATGGGGGTACTAGATATGACAACTATTATTCGGGGATTTTTAATGGCGAAGATATTCAGATCAATTCAAATGCGAGTCTTGACTCATCCCTCAATTATGCTATCGGGAGCAATGCTCAATCTGCTAACGGTTTCTACAATGGCTGTATTATACACGTTGTAGAAGGGAGCGGTAAGGGTCAATATCGACTAATTACTAACTACGTTAATGATGGTGCTAAGAAGATCGTTGTTGTTAATAACGCGTTTACCAACGTATCATCTACTTCAGAATATGCAATCTCACCTATGGTTACTATTACTGGGGATTGTACTTCACCGGCGGCGGCACGGGCAGTTATCAATGCTACTGGTAATACGGTCCAATCTATCGAAATTCTATCTCGAGGTGAAGGATATCACTTTGCATCAGCTAATGTACTTTACAGCAATGTGGTCCCAGTGGTAACCACAACCTCTGTTCGTCCTATTATTTCTCCCTATGGGGGTCACGGATTCAATGCTCAAGAAGAGCTTAACGGGGTTAATTTGGGGATCTCTATTTCCTTTGCTAACTCAGAATCCAATACAATCTCCACTGATAATGACTTCCGGACTATTTCAATCATTAAGGATCCGTTGTTTGCTAACGTCGTAATGACCCACGTTAAAGTGTCGGACGGTACGTCGGGGGCTGATGGAACATTCCTTGCGGGGGAACGAATTGATCAGATCCGCACAGTTAAGATTGCGGGCTCTATTAGCGTTAATACTACTAGCTCTGTTATTACCGGAACGGGTACGGACTTTGACGAGTCTTTCAATCCTAATGATATGGTGTTGATTGAGTCGGGGAACTCCCACCTTGTGACGTCAATTGCTTCTATCACTAACTCATCGAGTTTGTCAATCGCTGCTAATGGAACATTCACTAATAGTGACGCTATTATCTATACAACTAAATCTATTGCAAGTGGATATGCGATTGGGGCGGTCCCTGGATCCGTTATTCTTACGTCAGTATCTGGTTTCTTCATTCCTTCGCGTAAAATCGTAGGATTTAGCTCAGGAGCAGTAGCAAATGTGGTTGACATCAGTATAAATAACATAAATCGCAATGCGGGATATCAGACTATCAATCAGATGAATCGTCTCGTGGGAGATGTTACATCAGGTGAATTTGATGAAGATGAGGTCGTGTATCAGGGTAGTATAAATATCGCCAACGCTACCTTCCACTCCATTGAATCCGATGGAAATGGGCATTACAACATGTTCTTTACTAATCAGATGGGGACATTTGATCCTTCCCTTCCTATTGTGGGGAACTCTACAGGATCTGTATTCACACCCACCTCATATCACCTCGGTGACTTGATTGCTGGTTCTGGTGATGTAATCTATGCACAAAATGACAACGTAGTAGCTCGTTCAAATAACCAAACAGAAGTGATCAAGATTATCATTGGCTTCTGATAATCTGAAACTGGAGTCTAATAAATGCCAACTACCACAGACTTGAATAAATTTCCCTACTTCGATGACTATTCTGAAGATAAGGATTTTTCAAAGATCTTGTTCAAGCCATCTACTTCTGTTCAGGTCCGCGAGCTTAATCAGCTCCAGACACTCCTTCAGAAGCAGATCGAGCGCTTTGGTGATAATGTGTTTCAACAGGGAACCATTGTGGATGGTTGCAACTTCTCCTTCAACAACAACCTTTCATATGCAAAAATTAACGATAAAGAGCTTGATAACTCTGCTGTCGTTGTTTCGAATTATGTAGGGGCTTTTGTTCGCAATAGTGCTAATTTGGTTGCTTTGGTTACCAACGCTAATACTGGCCTCGAAAGCAATGCTCCAGATCTCAATACACTCTACCTCCGCTACCTGAATAGCGGTAACACTAACAATCTCAGCAGCTATTCAGCCGCCGACGTTCTTACGGTATACAATGCTGATCACTCAGTATTCAATGTAGAGATCATCGATGGTGGAACTTCTTTCTCCAACTCCGACGTTATTGTATTCTCTGCCGCACTGGAACTTCAGAACACTTCAGGAGGAACTCTTCTTTCTAACAGCTTTGTCGTTGATGAATTAGTCACCCAATCTACCACTGGTGCTCAGGCTATCGTAGTCTCATACAACACTACTGCCAATACTTCGGCTGTTGTGTTGAAGATTAAGCCTCTTGCTAACAATCTTTCGGGATCAAATACAGCAGCTTGGGTATTCAGCCAAGGATATTCCATCACTTCTAATACTTCAGGAATCACAGCCAATGTTTCTGGTATTGTAGGGGGTGGTGCTGTTGCTACACTTACTACTGAAGGCGTGTCCGGAGCAATCATTGCCATCGCGACATCTTCATCCGGATCAGGCTATTATGTTGAACCTTTTGTATCGATCAAATCTCCAACTGGAACTGTGTCTACTGTTGACCTTATTGCCCAGAACTATATTGGCAAGGTAACGGTTGACTCGGTTGGGTCTGGATATGGGTTCGGTGTAACTGGAGGTGTAGTTTACCAGAAGGGATATTTCTCTCGTGTTGAACCTCAGCAGATCATTGTTGAAAAGTACTCAACTCTTCCAACCGATAAGGTAATCGGATTCAATACAGTAGAAAGTGTTGTTAATAGCAGCAGTGATTCGTCATTGCTTGATAACGTAACGGGAACGTATAATTCCCGCGCGCCCGGTGCAGACCGCTTGAAGTTGCATCCCACACTTACTGTTATCTCTACGGCTAATGCCCAGTCAAACAATGAGTTCTTCTCTCTTGTGAAGTTCTCCAATGGTATTCCGTATATTCAGAACCAGGAAACCACCTATAATAAGATTCAAGACGAAATCGCTAAGAGAACATTTGAGGAAAGTGGAAACTACGTCGTTAATCCTTTCTATATCAATACCAAAACAGAAGATGATATTGCAGCGTTCCCTAATACATTCAATCTAACAATTGATTCTGGAACCGCTTATATTAATGGTTACCGCGTTAATTCCCAAGGAAACTTCTCTACTTCAGTGGACAAAGCTACTAACACTATCTCTGTTAGCCAAGCTGCAGTTAGCATCGATTATGGAAATTACATCCGAATCAACGAAGTTGGTGGGGCATTTAACTTTGCCGTCGGTGACGTAGTTAGCTTCTATGATACAGCAAAGTCTTATTTGTCAGGTGGGACATATGCGATTCCTTCGTCAGCAGGTACTCTTATCGGTGAAGGGCGTATTCGTTCTTTGACTTATGAATCTGGGATTCCTGGATCACCTTCTGCGATCTATAGATTGTATCTATTTGATGTTCGTATTTCCCAAGGCAAGAACTTCAAAAATACTCGCAGCGTGTTCTATAACGGAACCGTTAAGGGTGTGGCTGACATTGTCGTAGACGTTGATGGAACGGGGGCAAATGTTGCCTCGATTCGTGAACCTGATAAGAGCACTTTACTCTACGGCGTTGGGGTAGGATCTATCAAGTCAATTTCTAATACCACATATGAATACAAGACAATTGATTACTCTGCAGTAGCCAACACTACTGGTATGATTTCAAAGTCTATATCATCTCCAGAGTATTTCCCCTATGTTGGAACGCTATCAGATAATGAGCAAGAAGAGCTCTTCATCGTCCCTCTTGCTAATGGGTTTTCGTCTTCTCCAGTTACGGGAACTGTAACAACAACTTCAGGACAATCAAATGTCGCAGGTGTAGGAACTTCATTCGTTACTGCATTCCGCCCTGGCGACTACATTGAAGTAGCTAATTCTACAGTGTCTAATGTGAAGCGCGTTACATCCGTAACGAATAACACTTTGCTCACTGTATCAGGAACATTCTCTGCTTCTTTGGTAGCTGCTAATGGAACGATTGCATTTCCTCAATTCGTTCCGATTGCATTATCAACTCGTTCAGATAGATCTGCTGCAGTTACTGCTAATACCACTCTTACCATTAATCTCGGTACGGGGTTGAGAGCTAATGTTGCATTGGCAGTCACATACAACATTAAGACTACAGCAAATTCAGTAACCAAGACATCTACAAGAAAGAATTTCGTTAAGATCCAAGCGAATACTAACGTATCGAATACAGTTGGACCTTGGTGCCTTGGGGTTTCTGATATCTTCCGCCTTCGAAATGTATACGTTGGCAATTCGAGTGTATCAACATCATCCCCTTCAAAGGTAGATCAATTCTATATTGATCACAACCAAACTGACAATTTTTATGATTATGGGTATCTATATCTTGATCCAAATTCTACTTTTACCGTGGGTGCTAATGATGTCCTTCTTGTAGAATATGACGTATTGACCAAGACGAGTTCTGGTCTTGTCAGTATCGCTTCATATCCTCTTGATGACACTGCAACTCTATCAGATGCGGATGTGATCTTTGCCAATTCTACTTTGAACACCATCGAACTCCCAGAGTTATATGGATCGAAGGGGACCTATTACGATCTCAGAGATTGCTTGGATTTCCGCCCCGTATCTTCAAATACTGTTGTTATTACGGCCAATGCTGCATTAGCCAACACTAACCCTGTTGAAGCTAACTCTGCAAATAGATTTAACGTGATCACTGATAAGAAATTCCCTTCTCCTCAGACTGATGTGATCTTTGATGTTGAATATTATGTGGGTCGAAATGACAGAGTAGTTCTAACCAGCTCTGGTGAATTCAAAGCGATCGCTGGTATTCCAGGAGGAGCTAGAAACTCATTCCCAGCTCAACCTTCTAACTCTCTAACTATCAATACCCTTACGATTCCTCCATACCCTTCACTTGCAACGATCCTATCTGCTGACGTTATTGAATTAGCTGATACTAAGGTGGCAAGTACAAAATGGACCAAGAAGCGTATGGATGATTACCGTATTAAGACGCTCAGTAATGAACAGTCTATCGGCAACCAGCCTAAGCGCTACACAATGAAAGAAATTGGTTCGCTGGATAAGAGAATTAGTCAGCTCGAATACTATGTTTCGTTGAACTCCATCGAAACTGAAATTCGTGATAAAACTATCGCAAGCACAACTGATCCGTCGTCTAACCGGTTCAAGTTTGGGTTTTTTGTCGACAACTTCAGTAATGAATTGTACGCTGATACTCAAAATCCAGCTTACAACGCTACCATTTTCGATAGCAAGTTGGGACCAAAGAAATCCAACGTGATGATCAAATTCAAATTTGACTCTTCAGATGCTAACACTGTAGCTGCCACTTCTGGCAATAAAATTGCCTTCCCTTATTCGGAGGTATCAATCATTGAACAGCTATCAGCAACTGATGGGCCTGTTGTGGTCCCACCTCCTGTGGTGACAAATTTTAGTGGGTTGTTCTCATCTAAGACTCCTCAAATTTTCTCTCTTCAGGGAATCACTAATAAAACATATATATCAACTAGCCCTTGGGGAGGTTGTGATACATGCCAGAGTAATATTCCTCGTGGGTATATCTGGACCGGATTCAACGGAACAACTCAATATAGCAATGGTGTTGCTGGTATCGGGTCTGGAAACGGTGTCGGTGGTGGATGGAAGTCTCCTACTTACTTTGATGGACAAGGAACTGTAACTCATAACTTCAATGGGGGATATGTTGATTTTTGGTTGAACACTTACTCTAACCTCGAACAGAAGTTTGAGCTCAAAGTAATCAATCTGAAACCCAACACTGTTCATTCATTCTTCTTCCAGGGTGTTGATAAAACAGAAAAATGTCAGCAGGTCGGGAAAGCTATCAATACTGGTCTTACTAGTGATGCATCCGGTAATTTGACGTTCTTCTACTTCTATGGAACAGATCTTCCTGCTTCTACAGCATATACTCAGTTCCAAGCTGAGCTTAATAAGCTAGCAGGTCCTAAGACTATTGCTGTTCGGAATACTGCAAATACTTCTTCTGCGTCTGACACTCTTAATTTTGTTGCAGATCCATCTGCAATCTCCACTACTATTGATTCGAATATCAACCTTAATGGTGGATTAGGAATCGGACTTGGGTTTGATATGGGATTAAGTGGTGCTGGAGGACTTGGCGGCTTCGGCGGCTTTGGCGGCGGTGGAGGCGGCGGAGGCGGCGGTGG